TCCTTTGAGGTTAAGCAAGCCACTGCTGCTGCCACAGATACTACTATTTATCTGAATGGTGATGGCTACGGCGACGCTCCCGAAGTAGGTCAGATTCTGATGGTTGCACCCGATGCAACTACCGTTCGCACTCTGACCGCTGACACCACAACGGGCGAAGTTACCGAGACCGAGGCTGATTACACGGGTCAATCTGCAAAGGTTACAGCCGTAACCTACAACGAGTCCACCCAGCAATTTGCCGTTACTCTCGATACCGCACTTGGCTCGCTGGCTATTGGCGACATCCTTGTTGAAGCCACTGGTACTGCTGCATCAGCATCTGCAAAGGTGCTTGTACCGCACCCCAATACCTTCATCGAAAAGGATGAGGAACTGCTCCCCACCGAGGGTTACGGATTCCAAAACGCCAACTATTCGATTTCTACCGTTTACAACAAGCAGGCTTGGATTAAGCGTATGCAACCGCTACCAAAGTATGTGCTGGCTCTTAACAAGTCGCTTATCGACGGTATATTTTGGATTTAATCGTCTGACAAATTAAAAGTAAAAGTTATGGCAAACGCATTAAAATACCAATGGACTCCCGATGAGGCAGTTGAAAAACTGTACCAAAAGGGCTTTATGGACGGAACTAACGTTGGTTTCCTCCAAACTCTGATTGACAACACCCTTGAAATCGAAGCCAACTCCTTCTTTTGGCAGGAGCACTTCACCGTTGAGGGTAACGAGTATGACATTGATATTGCTGACACCAAAAAGAACCCTGCATGGACTGTTCGTCAGAAGGTCAACCGCATCGTTCCTATGGCCGACGCAATGGCTCCGCTTTCGGAAACCGCACAGCTTGATACCGAGGGTTGGGAGGAGCGCACAGGCTCTATTTACCAATATGGTAAGGGCTTGTTTGAGACTTCAATGTCTAAGCTGGAGTTGCAGGCACGCTTACGCGAACTGAACCCCTCCGACCAAAATCTCGTTACTGGCTTTGTAAAGGGCGTGGCCGACCTTGTTAAGACGCACAACTACCGTGCATCGTTCATGGCTGCACAGACACTTTCTTACGGCGGTGCTTATAGCAACACCAATAAGATTCTGTTCGGTGGTCAGCAAGGCAACATCGTTTCTACTATGGGCTTCAGCGGCGTATCTGCTGCACAGCAATCCTACATCCCCGTTGCGAACTTCAAAAAGGCTGGTGCAAAAGTTTGGTCTGATGCAACCTGTGATATTCCATCACAGATGCAAAAGATTGAGCAGGACTTTAAGACCGCAAACAACCTGCCTGCTGATTTCCCAATGGAGTGGGATATTCCGTACAGCATCATCACCTCTATCTTGATTAACAACTCGTTCTTCAAGGCCGAAGTGAACCGCTATATCCGTCTATACGCTCCCGATAAGGTTATTGTCGTAACCAGCGGTGGCGGTACTGGAGTTGACGTTGACACCATCACTTGGGAGCAGCTTGTTGCATACAGCCGTTCGACCATCTCTAAGATTGCGCCGATTCGTGTTGTTAAGCAGCAATCTAAGACACAGGATATTACCACCGTTACTGACGTTTCGGGTTGGAAGGCAAATACTGCCGTTCTGCGTCCTCTCGGTTACGCTGGTGTGCTGGTACACGCTAAGACATCTGATGTGAAGCTGATGCAAAGCGGCGAGGTGAATAGCAATATTCAGTTCTCGTTGGCCAAGATTCAGAACTTCCTCTATGTCATCAACAAGATTGTGCCTAACGGCATGTTGAAGTCGTACCACACCGACGTTATTGGTCGTTACGCTACCGTTCTAAACGAGTCACTCTACCACGTAGTAGTTGACATTGCGACGGCCAACAACTAATCTGATATGGCTAACAAGATTTATTAATCAAGGTAAATTCTAAAACGATGACGGTACTTGAATGGCTAAAGAAAAAGACACGTTATAGTTTCACCGAGGGCAACTTCGAGGTTATCGCCCTTGATAGGGGTGTTCAACCAACGGATGACGTGTACGGCGCAAACGTAACAAAGAGAATACGCGACCTTATGGAAGCTGACATCATTTTTACAGCCGTACTTCTTTCGCCATCAAATACCGCATCGTTGCAACAGTCCCACAATGGTTATCAAAAGACCATCGGACAAGAGCAAGACTTTTACCAAGACGAAAAAATCAAGTACGCCATTCAGATTTACAAACAATATGGCGACGAAAAGGCTGGAATACTTGAAAACGTGCAGAGAAAGATTCGATTCATGCCCATCGAAGATGTTGACAAATTGTAAGCTATGATACGTGACGAGATAAGCGAATATCCATATCAAGGCGTGATTACCCGTATTGTTGAGGGTCGCGGTGATGATGATGATACCGAAGTAGAAATCTACAACGGCGTTATGGACGAAACAATGGCAACTGATGACGAAGGCCATGCGCTACAGACATCCTCTTATATTGTTTCCATCCCATTGACAAAAGACACCGACGGAAAGAGTATCATACCAAGAAAAGGTGACAAAATAAATCTCACACGTTACGACGAGGAAATTACCTTTATTGTAGATAATGCCGAGCCGTCACAACTGTACGGCGTAAGCGTTTACTGCACACGTAAAAGCTGGTAAGGTTATGGCAAAGAAGTCACGGGTACAATTCGCAAAGAAAGCCGCTGCAAAAGACATGCTAAAGCGTCTTATTGCAATCCAAACGGAAAGGCTTATTGCTTATGCCCGCGAGGAACTTTACGAAATGATAGTTTCGCGTGAGTTCAAAAGTCGTACATTTAACTTGGCAGATAGTTATGTTTGGGCGGTGTACTTTAATGGTAAGGAACAAGGACATGGCTACATTGGCTCTAAGATGGCATCGGATGTTTCGCTTTTGCACGAATGGAGTAGAGACCCGTCAAAGCGCGTTCCTGTAGACGGACGCGAGGAGGCCAAAAGATTTCTTGCGGCTTTCAAATCCAAGCTTTCGGGTGATGCTGGCTGGGTTGTTGTTTGGGCTGCTTGTGCGCCTTATGCAAAATACTTAGACCCTGCCGCAGGCCATACGAAAACGAATCGCTTTTTTGTGATAAGCCAAAGGTACGACCATATAAAGAATGTATTCTCGTCAAAAGGTAAAGTAACATTTAACATATCGCCATTATAACAATGATTGATAAGTCGCGCATATCCTTATATGATTATCTGAAATCGCTTTTTACAAGTGTTTCAGAAAATCTGTATTCGATGACCGAGCCAACTGAAAATACCGAAAGTGACACTACGGACGGTTTTTTAGTAACACGGGTAGGCGATATTAACGACGAATCGGAATTTGAATCTGACGCTTATTGTTGGGCGAGGTGCTATATTACCGCATACGTGCCAAAGAAAAGCCGTGGAAGGCTTGATAAAGCCCTTTACGCGCAATTTGAAAACGGTATCAACGATGTTATAGCCAGCGAAACAGGGCGTAAGGATGGTGGGAAATACTATATCATGGAGGATAGCGTTCTTTCGTATGACGAAAACGAGGCTACGCTGAAAGGAAATCAGTATCATGTATTCGTGAAATCTTTCGTCGTTGTTAATGACGCACAGGAATAAAGTAAACATATCATATTCATTAAATTAAGAAAGGAAACATATTATGGCAAAAAAGACAACTTTGAAACCGATTGGTCTTGGTTATCGTAATGTAGGTGCAACCACTGGCGAATATACCAAGCTGATGGGTGTGCTGAAAGGTCTTGCTATTGCACAGGATGACCCCGACAGCACCGAGATTGAGGGTGAGTTCTACGACGTTCCGTTTGACATTATCTATGACGGAAATCCCGTTCGTATGACGTTCGAGTTGACCAACTATGACCTTAGCGAACTTCCTGCATTGTTCGGTGGTACTTATACCGCTGGTACAACTACCAAGGAGGAGGAGTATGAGGCTGCACCTGCGGCCTATACATCTGAGCATGAGTGGAAACTCGACTTCGGACGCGGCTTCGGTTCGCTGCTCATCTACAAGGGTCTAACCATTGGTACTTTGAAGAAGGATGCTGATGGTGCGTTGAACTATTCTGTAACCATCACTACGCTGGTTTACAACGATGGTACAAACGACCACCTGTACAAGATTATCGGCGACAAGGCATCTGCCTAATCGCTGGTAGCTTTTGTTTTTCGTGAACGTGGGGGTGCGTTATAGGGGAGTCGCCCTGTAATTGCACCCCTTGTTTACGAGATTCATAAGACATTAAAACAAAACACGTTACACGAAACAACAATGAAAGAAAAAGATATTGAAAACAAGGACTTAAACAATGCGGAAAACGATAGTTTTCAAGACTTTCCGATTGATGTCAAACGTGATATTGTAAGTATCATCAATGACACGCCGTCGTTGGTAAGGCTTGGCAATAAAGAATACCGCGTAACGAATATGCGTTACTATTCGTTATACCGCATTTGCAGGCTTGTTATGGATATGCGTAAGGCTGACGAGGCATTAGATACAGACCAAAAGGTTATAACGGCTCTGTGTACCGATTTGGATGCCATGTGCGAAATCATGGCAATAATCCTTTGTAACCATTTGTTTACGCCAAGTGGCAATTTGGAAACATGGGACGAGGTAAAGACAAAGAATGACTACTATATTAGCGTTATGAAAGCCGTAGTCATGCAGAGTACGTTTGATGAAAACCAATGGGCGGCTATTGTGCTGGGTGCGATTAAATCAATCGACTTATCGGCTTTTTTTTTACTCAAAAAATCGGTGAGTACGCTTACGGATTCACTTCTGACACGGAAGAAGAAATCGGAGGAGACAGCATCACTGTTTACGGAAGCACTATCATTGCGGATGCAGCAGACTTCCTCCGAGCATTCCCACAATACCGATTAGATGATTACCTGTATAGGCTATCTATAGCACAGGTTCAATTCATGGCGGTAGATAATACGCATACCAAATATCTAAAGGGTGCTGACAAGGTGGCTTGGAACAACTTTAAAGAGGCTTACGAGGCACAGAAAAAGTTGGAATTGTTCTTTAGCCGCATACGCCCGAAACATCAGTTAAAAGAAGGCGAGGAGTATGAAGTACCCATAAACAAAAATTTGAAAACGAAAAAGTAATTAAATTCTATATATTATCTGTAGGTTATGGCAGCACATGATGACGTTCTGATAATTGGCTCGCTTTCCGATAAGGATATGCGCAGGTCAATTGATGATTTGGTAAACTACGTTGATACAAAGACAAACAAAATGGCTGGTAGTTTTGAATCCGCTATCGGTAGGATGAACACGGCCATGAAGGATTTTGCCATCAATCAAAAAGTCAGCGTTACTTTGATGAAGGAGGCTTGGCGCGATATGTCTGCATCGTTTGATGCAATGGTACGCGCACAAGAGGCCGCTAATGGACGCGGCACAGGCACTGGCACTAAGGCGTTTGATGACAATACCGTCGGTGCGCTGGAGCAGGAAATTTCCTTGTTAAAGCAATTGCGCAAGGAGATGCAGTTAGATAGCGACGAATTGCGCAATCTAAACCGCGAACTTGAACAGCGTATACGTTTACTGAAAGAACAAACAACATCAGAGGCAACGAAGCGTATCACACGCGCTATGGATATGCCAATGAATGATTTGGATTCAGCAAGCAAAAAGTTACGTTTGTTGGAAATCCTGCAACGTCGTTATGCCGATACTACAGAATTAAGCAGCAAACAGACAAACCAGCTTACTAAGGCTATTGCCAAATGTAAAGAGCAAGTTGACAAGTTTAATAACGCAAAGCCAAAGACACTTACAGAGGTATTGGGCATGTCTGAAAAGGGTGTTGACGCTATCGCTAAAAAGATGCGTGCGTTAAA